GTGTCCACCGGGCTGGCCTGCGGAAAAAACCGGCGGGTCATCGGTCGCCGTCGATCTTGACCGCGCGATTTTCGATCAATTCCGCGATGTTCTGGTGCTGTGCCGTGCCATGTTCGATCGCCGCGTCGATCGCCGCGCTCAGCCGCGGCCCGGACGCCAGCAGCAGCGGGCCGCGCACGATCCACGTCGTGGGGTTGCGCTGCGCGCACTGTGCGCAGCTGATCCGGTAGCCGTCGCCGTGCGTCTCGACGATGAGCATCGCTGCCACTGCCCTACCCCCCGTACCAGTTGGTGATCGGCACGCACACCGGGTCGGTGGCGCCGACGTCCGGCTCGCCGATCTTGAGATTGCAGGCCTCGCACGCACCAACGATGTGGCGCGGGTCGTCGCCCGTGACTGCCCTGCCTCGCGTGTGGTGCGCATGTTCCATCACACCCGCGCATGAATGCGCGCCCACGTTGGCACGCGCGCACCAGCCCTCATCGTGCGCCCTGCAGCGCCACGGCCGGCCCGTCGCCGGGTCGAGCAGAGCGCGGTCACGGACCAGCACCAGGGCGCGGACGTTGCGCCACGCCCTGGTGCTCCCCCCCGTCCATGCCCCCATGATCCGAGTATCAGCCCTGGTCGAAACGCACGGCACTGGCCGCGTGGTCGGTGATCTCAGGGTCCTGATGGAACCAGCCCTGCAGCTGAGCGTCGAAGCCGATCAGGGCGCCGCACGCGTGCCGCGAGCCCAACGACTCGAACACCACCGCGCAGTACTGCGGCGCGCGGGACCCGGCCGGCGGCGCCGTGAACACGGCGGTGTGGGCGGTGTCGTCCATGCGCGCTTCGGCGAAGGGCCGCAGGACGGGCGCGGGCGCGCCGAGGTGCCGTTCGGCCTGTTCCTGAGCGTGGGCCCTGATCTGGTCGCCGATGGACGGCGCGGGCAACAGCAGCTCCTCAGACGGCACGCTGGGCGGCGACGCGTCGGCGAACCAGCGACGCGGGTGGTCAGCTTGGGCGCGGGACGCGTCGAACTCAGCGCGGAACCGGGCGAGCTCGTTGGGCAAGATCGGGTCGCCGGGGGCGGGCTGTAGCGGGTGGACATCGGCGACCCGGCCGGGTCGGGTCGGGTGCTCGTCGCGGGTGGTGCCGCGCTTGGGTACGGCCACCACCTGGTTGCCGAACAGGGCATCGCGGGCGGCCGCGCGGTTGGCCTCGGTGGTCTGGCGCGGGTCGAGCTTGCTGGCCTCGTTGGCCAGCGCGGCCAGCTTGCTGGCCGCGCTGTACCGGCCCTGGTCGACGGCAAGCTTTGCGAGCAGGCCGAACCAGGCCGAGTCGGACAGGTTGGCGTCTGAGACGGAGTTACGACCGAACATGGACAATCTCCACTTCTCGATGGGAGGTTGGGGGCGGTGCACCCCACCCCTGTCGAGCGCAAGGGAAGCGCGTTCGACAGGGGTGGGGGTGTTCTCGACGGTCGGCCGTTCGGCGTCTGCAGAGCTCACCGCCCCCGGCGTTACTCGGGGGCATGGGCGGGTTGTGTCGGCAGCTCTCCCGCGTCCGGCCGCGGCCTGCTCGAGGTTCGTAGCGATCGGCGCACCAGCTGGTGCGCGGTGATCCCTCGAGCAGGCCGCGGAGCCATCCGGACGCACCACCTCTGCGGTGGGCACGTTGGGCCATCCGTATGTGCCACCGGGTCGCCCCGGTGGTCAACACGTGCGTGGCGACCGACTCCATTACGCGTGTGTGGTGCATTTACGCAGACGCGAGGCTGCGGGACGTTGTGCGCGACCAATTGGCCACATCGGGTTAATGACCCTTCTCCCGATTTCACATACCGATAGAACTGGCGCCAAAGGCGCTCAGGAATCGTGTATGTCGCCTGTTTCCGGTAGGCTCACCGCTAGATTTTCGTGGCGAAGATCAGGATTACGCGTTCAGCCTCCCGCGTCAAGCGGTCGAGCTGGGCGCGTTTTCCGTTTCTCATTCACACACGATGCGCTTTGCAATATCGGCCGGTTTTCACATTGCAATGTAGGCACGTAGACAGGACCAGCCATACCGGCGTCACGCCGCTTTGCCGGCGACCACTTTCCGGGCGTCGAGCATCCGATCGACCTCGGGGCGCCACAGCAGGACCAGTGCCCACCGCTCCCCCTCTCGACTGCCGAACGGGTAGTAGCCGGTCAGCTTCCCGTCGCGGATCATGCGGCGCACGGACTCGCGGTGCACGCCGAGCAGCTGGGCCGCTCCGTCGATGGTGCACCAGTCCTGCGGATTGGGCAGCTCGAATGTTGGCTGATGCGCTTTCATGTGCAGACCTTGACACGAGAGTGTGTCGACGCGCAAGGTGTTCGACATGGATGACGCCACGAAAGCCAGTCAGGCCGCGTTCGTGCGGTCGATGACCCCCACTGAGCTGCGGATGCTCGTCGGGTTCATGATCATGTTCATGCCGGCCATCGAGGTGGCCGCGATGCTCGCCTACGTCCGGACCGCCCGCGGTGCGATCCGCGACCAGGTGATCCGCGAGCGGTGGTTCGCCGAGCAGCCGCTCAGCCCTGCAGAGTCCGACGTGCTGCGCGGCCTGCTCGAGCGAGAGATCGCCGAGGGGGTCGAGGCGGCGCCCGTCGCCGCGCTCGAGCACGCGCCGGAGAGTCCGGCGGCGGATGGTCTCGGATACGGCCGGTGCAAGGGCTGTGGCGAGCTCTGGCCGTGCGGTCCGGTGCGAGGGCTGCGGCTGTGACCATCCCCCGGAATCCGGACCGGCCGACCCCCGGGCTGCGGCCCGGGAAGCCACACCCGTCCGAGCAGCCCTACTGCGGCACGGCGGAGATCGCCATCCTGCTCGGTGACGTGAGCAGGCAGCGCGTCTACCAGCTGGCCAGCGACAACCGGACCTTTCCGGCCGCGGCGGCGCGGCTGGCACAGGGCGACGTCTGGCTGACCGCGGCCGTGCTCGAGTGGATACGCGAGCACCGGCCAGAGCTCGACGTGGACGGCGAGCGATGACGCCGGCGACGCTGGCCGACCCGCTGACCGGTGAGGTGCTGTGCTGCGCGTGCCGGCAGCTGTGGCGCACCGAGCGCGAGGCGTGGCTGTGCAACCACGTGTCGCGGGTGCCGGTGGTGCCCGGGTACCCGCTGCCGCGGCGCGTGCCAGCGCCGGTGGAGATCTCCCCCGCGCTCCCGGCCGGCCGCTGGGCCGATCGGCCCGGGTCGCTGCTGGTGCGAGGCTCCGTGCTGGTGCTGGTGGTCTACGTCGTGGCGGTGGTCGGCGCGGTGGCCGGGTGGTGGACGTGATCCCTCCTGAGCTACAGCCGGTGGTCGACCGGCTTGAACGTATCGAGGCGGTGGCTGCAGTCGACTGGGCGGCCTACCGCAAGTGCTCCGGCTGCGGGGCGGAGATCGGTACGCCCTGCCGGTCGCTGTCCGGCGCCGTCGTGGGCGGTCGGCCTGACGGGGTCGCCACCGCCCTGCCGCACGCGCACGCGGCCCGCCAGCTGCGTGTGCGGCGGCGGCCGCGGCCGCGGTAAGGCGGCCGCGGTACGGCGACGGGCCCGGCAGATTGCTGCCGGGCCCGTCGTTGTGTTGCACCCCCGCGGGACCCCCCACCCTCGGGGCGGCCGCCCGCTACGGGGACAACGGGCGGCCGCGCCGGACGGTACCGGGCCGGTCGGTCAGAGCACCACCCCTGTGTCGCCGGGGTCCGGTCCGAGGTCGAGTACGACCAGGTCGATCGGCTCGACGTTGTTGGCGAACACCACGATGTTGCCCGAGCCGGACGCGCGGAACGCGGAGAGCAGGACGGACAGGTACCCGTCCGCGGACGGGTAGTAGAACGCCACCCACGGCAACACGTTGCTGTTGGTGGCGTCGTCGATGGTGGAGCGCCACCGGCCGATCTGCGTGCTCGAGGTGGTGGCGGTGGTGCCCGTGCCGGTGGCCTGCGCGACCCGGTACCGGCATTCGCCGATGTCGTTGGCCACCGACGCGTCGACGTTGAGGTTCGCGCTCAGGATCGCGTACGCGCGGGAGTCGAACACCGGCACGTTGTCGAGGCGCAGAACGCCGGTCTCGGTGGTGGTGAGGTTGCCCGTCGCGGTCGAGCGGCGGCCGCGGGCGACGATGCGCCCGAGGTCGGAGTATTTGACCTTGTCGCCGGACGGCATCAGGACCAGCCAGTCAGGACGCGCCACTCCAGAAGGTGGATGCGCGAGCCGTTGGCCGCGGTGGGCGGCCGGCCCGACGCGGCCATGATCTTGGAGACCTTGCGGGCGGTGTTCGCCCCGTAGACGCCGTCGCAGTCCAGCGCCGGCAACGTGTAGTCGAGCACGTTGGCGAGCGCCTGCGCGCGCTTCACCATGGCGTGGGGCAGCTTCAGCGCCGGGTCCTCATCACCCACCTGCAGCTGCGGCCAGTCACAGGATGTGGTGTCCCACTTGACGGTGCGTGCCACGTCGTTCTCCCAGTGCCAGTCGGCGCGGTTGGCGTCGAAGCGATCGTTAACGGACACGTGCGTGTGGTGGTGGTACTTGCCGGAGTAGGTGCGGATCTTCCAGGGTTGCACCACCGACGACACGATCTTGTTGCGCCTGATCAGGATCAGGATGCGCGGGTCACGCGACTCGGCGAGGTTGTAGAACAGGTCGTCGAGATCGTCATCGGTCACGCCGTGGCCCGGCATGAAGTCGCCGCCGTCCACCTCGCCCCGGTCGTCGCCGGCGGCCGGGCCCCCGTCGTCGGGTGCGTGCTGCGTGACGTCCGGGTCGCTCGAGTGGTTGGGGTCGCCGATGGTGCCGACCACCGCCCCGGGGTGGTCGGCCTTCCACTCGTCGATCAGGCGGTCGAGTCCTTCGTCGACGTACCAGCCGGCCATTACGGGCGCTCCTGATCGTGTCGGCGCACCTCAGCGGTCAGGTCGGCGATCTGCTCGTCGCGACGCAGTGCCGTGCCGTTCGTCTGGTCCTCGGTGCGGCTGGCCGACCGGGCGGCCGACACGGACGCGACCGCGCCGACGCCGAGCAGCGGGAACACGAGGATCTGCCCGACCGTGTTGATCCACTGCCGGAACTCTGTCGTGTCGGCGCCGTTGAGCGCGAGCACCACGTACGCCGCGAGCACGCCGGCGGCGACCACGCCGCACACGATCACCACCGCGACCACCACCGCGGTGGGCGCCTTCTTGATCCAGTCCATGAACACTGTCTCCCCCGATCACCCTCTAGGTGACCATTCTATGCGTCGGGTGTGACGGACGATATCAGCGTTTCCGCTGGTCAACCGTAGTAAACCGGGTCAGCGAGGTGCACCTCCGCCGCGGTCAGCTGGGCCTTGGCCACGGCGTTGACCGCGCGGGTGACGGTGGCCGTCTGGCGCCACGCACCGGAGGAGAACGCCGGCGAGCTCATCGCGGTCACGCGCATCCGCTCGCCGGCCACGAGCCAGTCGTACGGCACGGCGGTGGTGGACCAGGCGTCGAAGAAATTGGTGGTGGCGATCGGCACGCTCACCGCGCTCGAGGTGAGGGCGCCGTCCAAGGTGGTGGTGCCCGAGTCGTACCGGGAATCGGTGTCGTCGTACACCCCGACGTTGAACACGGCGCCGGCGGCCACCGCGAACGTGAAGACGTTTCGCTTGCGGTGGGTCTTCTGGCCGGTCGACAGGATGAGCAGCAGCAGCGGGTCAGGGGTCCGGCCGGTGATCCGGGCGAACATGCCCGGTTCGGCCGCGTGCAGGGCGGTGAGCAGGCCGGGCTGTGCATCGGCGTCGATCGTGAGCGTGGCGAACCGCGGGCCCTGCTGTGTCCAGAATGCGAGCCACCACGCGGCGACGTCGGCCAGCTGGCCGTCGCTGGCGAGGTTGACCTCGATCTTGCGGTCGAGGCGGCCGGACCCGGTCGGCGGGTCCGGGGTGCCCTGCCGGCCAGTCTTCAGCTCAGCGGTCGCGCTCGAGCCGGTCTCGTTCGACGCCGTGACCAGGTTGTAAATGTCCGGATTCACCTCGTCGAGGGACCCGGAGAAATGTGTCGGCCACGTCAGGTCGAGGACCGGCGCCGCGGCCTGGTCGAACAGGTAATCGCGGGTGGCGAAGATGATCCCGCGGTTGTCGCCGCGGTCGAAGATCAGCGCGCCCTCGGAGCGGCGCAGCTCCTTGAACTGCTCGAGCATGGTGATCAGGCGTTGCGGCCCGCACCGGGCGGTGGTGCTGGCCGACCCGCGGATCACGTACGGCAGACGGCGGGACCCGCAGAGCCGGGTGAAGCGGTCGCCGGCGCGTTCGGTGACGTAGCCGTTGAAGGCGTTGACGAACTGCAGCGACAGCAGCTCATCGGCGGTGGTGCTCACCGCGAGGATCTGCGCGAACCGGGCGCCGTTCGTCGCCGCGGTGGTGGGCACCTGAGCCGACGTCGGCGCGCCGAGGGTCGCGGTGGTGCCGGCGAACGTCGAGACGAACCCGTACAGGTACTCCGACTGCTGGGCGTACCAGGTGCAGTCGACGCTGATGTTCGACCCGACGACGCTGACCTTCAACCGGGTGTAGATCCACTGCCCTGTGCCGGCGCCGGTGCCGTAGCTGAACGGGGTGCTCACCACCGTCGAGCCGGCCGGGTCGGTCACGAACAGGCCATACCCGCCGTTATCGACCTGCCATCGGTAGGTGTATCCGGTGGTGGTCCGGACCACGAACACGTCGCGCAAGGTCGCGTCGACGTTGGAGATGCGGGCGCCGAACGCGACCTGCCATCCGGCGGTGGTGCTCATGCTGGCGATCGGGAACGACAGCGACCCGCCTGACTGCAGCTCGATGGCGAGCGGTGAGCCGGCCGGCCCGTCCGCCTCGAACGTCGCGCTGTTGAAGCTGCCCGTCTTAGTCGGGTAGGTGACGTTCGCCAGCGACGTCGAGTTGCGCCCGTCGTCGAGCGGCCAGTAGCCGCGGTTCGTGGTGGCGTACGCGCCCTGGATCTGCGTCGTCACGGGCGGGGTGACCGCGTCGCGCCACGTGCCCACCCGGGCGAGGGGCCCGCCGAGTCGCACATCCACCCACCGCTGCCCGCGGATCGACGTCCCCCCCGATGCCTGATGGTCGTCGGTCTCGCCAGGGTTCATGTACTGCGTCTCGCCCGTGAAACGGACGCTGCCGCCCGTGGCGAACGCGCCGAGCATGTACTGACCCGTCACCCCGTAGAGGCTGCTGGCCGCGTTGCTGGGCCGGTAAAGGTCGGTGTCGTCGCGGAGCCGGAACGTGCAGTAGCCCGGCTTGATGTCGAGGGAGTCGTCGACGCCGCGCTCGAGGTCGACGCCGGGGTTCGGTGGCACCAGGCCGGCGAGCGAGTTGTACGACCCGCCGTAGTACAGCTGTGCGAGCGTGGACCAGTCGGCGACCATGTGTCACACCGTCCTGATACCGATGCGCTTCGGGTCGCCGCCGGCGCGGCCCACCTCCGCGGCGATCTTGTCGAGCAGCGCGCGCACGAGCTCGTCGCCGGCGGCGACCATCGTGGTGCCGCCACCGCCCGATGAGCCGAGACCCGAGACGCGCTCGCCGGCGATGCCCATGAACGGCACGGCCGTGCCGGCGATGCCCGGGATGATGCCGCCGGAGTGGAACGTCGGCAGCCGCGGGGCGCTGATGGTGTTGCCACCGACGAACGGCACCCAGCTGGGCACGGTCCACGAGAGGCTGCCGACCGTGCTGTTCCAGGCACGGGAGATCGCGTTGAACGCCGATTTGAACGGTGCGCTGACCGCCGTGCCGATGCGCGAGAACGCGGACGCCACCGCACCAGGGATCGACTTGATAAATGACCATGTGTTACTGGCCGCTGTCTTGATCCACCCCCACGAGTTGCGCCAGGCACGTTGGAACCAGTCGGTTTTCGTTGCTATCAATACGATCGCGGCCACGACGGCGAGGATGCCGACCACGATCCACGTCAGGGGCGACGCTAACAGAGCGCTATTGCTGGCCCACGTCGCCGCGGTCTGGATGCGCTGGGCGGCGGCCGCCCGGATCTGGGCCAGCCGGAGATTGTTGTTGGCGAAGCTGAGCAGGTCGGCCGCGCCGGTCACGCCGGTGATGATCGCGGACGCCTTTTCCATCTGGGCGCCGAACGCGCCGATCGCCGAGTCGTCGCCGAACGCTTCGGTCAGCGCCCCGCCGATGTCGCCGATGCCGCCGGACAGCAGCGACGACTGATCACTGACCCCCTCGAACGCCTCACCCATCCGGTGGGCCGACGCGGTGGTCTGCTCCGCGAGGCGGTCAGCGTCACTGCCGACCGTGGCGAACGCGGCCGACAGCGGCGCCGGGTCGCCGGCGAACGTGAGGACCAGCTGGTTACTCACGTCACCACCAGGCCGGCAGTCTGGGCCAGGTCGGACAGACCATCCGCCATCACCATCTGGATCTCATCCGAGGACTCCCGCACGGTCGGGTAGACGTAGCGGCCCTCTGTCTTGAACGGCCGGACGACCGACCGGTTCGGCCCGGTGCGGCCACCGAAGTCGAGCCACGGATAGTACGGCGCCTTCCGGCCGCCGGCGGCGACCCGGGCCGATCGCTGGTTGGAGCGCACCTTGAGCGACGCGGCCGCGGCGCCGGTCCGGCGCGGCACCTTCGGGCCGGCCCGGTCCACCACGATCTGCGCGGCGCCGTTGAACGCGACCCGCACCAGCTTCGGCAGGCCGGCGTCCATCTGGCGTAGCTGCCGCTGAAACTGCCGTACGCCCTGCAGCTCGATGACCGGAAGCCCTGCCATGCCCTCACCCCATCCTTGCGGCGGCCGCGGCCTCCGCCATCTCGCGCTGTTGCTGCTTGACGCTCAGGTACCGATGCCAGTGCATGTACTCGCGCTCGCTCATCTCGCCGAGCTCAGCGACCGTGCGCCTCAGCCTCTCGGCCAGCTGGAAGTCGAACAGGACGATGCCCTCACGCTCAGCCGCGGCCTCGTCGCCGAGGAACGCTTTTCGTCGCATCCTTCCCCTGACCCGGCGCCAGGCCGGACAGACGGGTGATCGCCTCGCTGACCCTGCCGAGCGGTCCGGGCCCGTCGCTGCCGAACCACGCTTCGACCTGCTCACGGCTCATCGCCGGATCGACCATCCCGAGATGCACCATCTCGACGTCGCGCTCCCGCGCATCGCCGCTCTGGTTGACCTGGTGCGCCTCGTTGTGGTTCAGGCCGCGCACCAGCACGGTCTCGCCGTCGCCGAGGTCGACCTCCTCCTGTCCGAGCTTGCGCGCGAGGATCTGCTCTGTCGTGAGCCGTGCCATGCCGATCTCCCCATATTGATGTTGGTCTACGTCTGCGACGCGCGGACGACAGCGCCCGTGATCTTGAGGTCACAGGTCCACTGGACGATGTCGTCGTTCTTGCCGGACTCGACGTACTTGCCCACCACGACGTTGCCGGTCTGCTTCGGCAGGCCGGACCCGGTGCCGTTGACGCGGCGCTCGAACGCCACGGTCGAGCCGGTGATGGTGGCGAGGTAGGCCGGCCCGGTGGTCTCCGAGACGTCGTACCAGCCGCCGATGGTCAGGGACTTCTCCTTCTGGCCACCGCGGAACGACTTGTCGTCCGTGCCACACCCGGAGATGTCATGAATGTCCGGGTTGTCCTCGAAGTTGTGGGTCTTGGTGTACGTCGTCAGGTCCTTGGTGCCGACGCTGATGTAGTGCTCTTTGCCGTGCACGGCAGTGGGCATGACTTCACTTCCCTCCGGTGATGTCGAGGTGGAACACATACGCGATAGCCGGATTGCTGCTGCGATCCTCAACGATCTGCGGCTCAGCCCGGGTACAGAACACCGTGTGACAGGTGGTCCACGCGTAGTCGTACAGGGCGGCGGGGATCGACCGCTCCCCCGCGGTGCTGGCGTACTCGAGCGCCTGCCGGTACACCAGCGGGTTGTTGGCCGGCCCGAACGTCACCACCACCTCGAGATCGGGTATCCGGTCGAGCCCCACCCCGCCCGAACCGAACACCACCTCGGGCAGGTACAGGTACGGCGACGGCGGGCCCGACCGGACGCCGGGCCCGTCGTCCGGCACGTTGAGCCCCACCACCGTGTCGAGCACCTGCCAGATCTCGTCGAACAGGTCCGGGAGGTTCATCGCGGCATCCTCTTGCGCACCAGGCCGGCCAGCATGGACCGAACATCCGGGTCGAGCACGGCAGTGAGCCGGACCATCGAGCCCTCATCCGGGCTCCCCGCCGTGCCGTACGGCGACTCCCGCCGCGTGTGCCACCGGTTGACCTGCAGCCGCACTGCGGCAGGCACAGCGGCAGGCACAGCGGTCCAGCCGTACCGGGCGGTCAGCACGGCGTCGCCGTACGGGCGGGTCGCCAGCTGCAGCGCGGTGTACGGCTTGCCCCAGAGGGCAGCGTCCGACTCCCACCAGCGGTAGCCGGTGGCGCCGGCGGCGACCACCGACCCGTCGACGGTCAGCGCGGCGCCGGTGGTGTCTTGCACGTCGTGCACCGGCAGCAGCCACGACCCGTCACGCAACCGCACCGCGTTGCGCGCCGGGTACGTGATGGCCACCGGGCTGGCCAGCTGGCCGAACTGACGGGAGCAGAACGAGTCGATACCGCGGGCGGCCGCCGTGCCGTAGTCCGCCACCCACGGATCAGCCGGGTCGGCACGCACGAACGCGGCCAGCCCGTCATCGCCGTCGACGTCGACGTAGTCCGGTGCCCACGGCATGGCGGTCCCCTACCGGCCGGTGTTGCTGGAGGTGGCGTCCGGGTCGCTGTCGCCGCCCTCCGCGGGCGGCGGGCCGGCGATCGGCCACTCGTTCGGGTCGACGCGGTCCGGGCGAGCCTGCTCGAGCTCAGCGCGCCGGCGCGCCTCGGGGTTGCCGGGCTCGACTCCCTCGTCGAGCGCGTTGAGGGTCGCCCCGTCGAACGGGCTGACCGTGATCCCGGTCGTCTGCAGGTCGTTGAGCTCGCCGGACGACAGCTGGCGCGACCCGTCGGCGTTGGTCGGGTAGCGCGGCGCCGGCGCGGCCGCGGCCGGGGCGGCGGCGGCGAGCCGGTCGAGGTCGGCCTGAGCCTGCTCGAGCTCAGCGCGTAGATCGGCGTTCTCCTGCTCGAGCTCATCCTTGGTGGCCATCGATACTCCTCTATCCGTGTCCGGTGGGATGACATTGACGTACGTGGATACTGCCTGGTCGTGCCGTGTTCCAAGGTCGGGTTACGCCACCGGGTCCCACGAGATGGTACGGACACCGGCCGTGTCGGAGATGGCCGTCGCCTGGTAACCCCAGACGCCGAGGTCCACGTAGGCCACGGCAATCTGATCCATGGTCAGACGCTGCGGAGCCGACGCCCACCCGTGCACCGCCACCCGGTCCACCAGGTAGCTCTTGGTGGCCGCGGTCTGGCCGGTCGCCGCGAGCGCCCACGCGGGCAGGAACTCCTGTCCACCCACCTCGATCGAGCCGAACCGCGGCGCTGACTGGCCGTTGCGGTTGGCCGGCCCGAGCATGGGGTAGATCGGGTCACCGGCGGTGGTCCGGGCCCGCGCGAGCGCTTCGTACAGGTCCGCCTGAGCGAAACCGTCCGAGAATCGGTACCCGCCCCGCACGAACTGCAGCCGCGCGATACCCGTCTCGATCTCCGCGCCGAGGGTCAGGCCGGCCGCGGCCCGGTCCACCGCGCCGGCGGTGAAGGTGTTCAGCGCGGTGAACGATCCGGCGTTGAGCATGGTGACCGCGGCCGCCTCCAACGCCTCGGCCACACCGCGGACCATCTGATTCCAGATCAGGGTGCTGACCTGCGGGTTACCGCCCTGGTCCCACACCTCGCGGTTGATCCGGGCCTTCCCGGAGTACGCGGTCGGCGTCACCGTCTGGCTGGTGGTGGTCAGCGCGCCGGTGGTCGGCTCCGTGCCCTCGGTGTGCGCGGCGACCAGGCCGGACGACGTGTTGAACTTCGGGAAGATGAACGGCGTGATGTCGCCCAAGGTCCCCTTGTTGATGGCCGACCAGATCGGCGACGCGTACTCGCGCTGGTCGACGTACATGTCGGGCCGCTGCCGGGACGGGTTGAGCTCGTCGACGTCGGTGGTTGCCACGTTGAACATGTGGGCCATCCGGCGCTGAACGAACGCGAGCGCCCGATCGTGCGCGGCCTGGTCCTTGTTGGTGAACGCCTGGTAATAGTCCTGCGACAGGTCGTGGGTTCCGCGCGCCATCAGCGCGTTGCCCTTGCGGTCGAACGTCAACCGGTACGGCTCCGGCTCCGACACGAACACCGACCCGGCCGGACGCTGACCCGGCAGCGGCATGGACGCACCGTTGACCGGCTGAGCGAACTCAGCGGTCGGCGGGGCGGTCGCGGTCTGGCCGGCCTGCAGCATCCCCTCCACGTGCGCGGTGAGGGCCGCGGTCAGCGCGTCGGCCGACGTCGGGCCGGCGGGGAGCGCGGCCGCGGCCTGCGGGCCCGCCGGCGCCGGCGCCGCGTACTGCTGCTGGGCCGGCGCGGCCGCGGGCGCCGCGGCCAGCTGGCCCGGGATCACCCACGGCGAGGGCTGGCCGGGCGCGGCGACCTGGTGCGCGTACTGCTGGGCCGGCGCCGGGTTGAGCTGGGCCCACGTCTGGCACGCCATCCCTTGCGGGTGCGGCTGATAGCAGTGCTGGCACATCATGGGGTTTCCTCCGTTTCGGGTGGCGACCACGGAGGTGACCCGGGCGCCGGAGAATGCAGGGTCTGGCGTTACCGAGGTCTCGAGCCACTGGGCCCGGACCACGTCGTACGTGCTGGTCGCCTCATCCCAGACGGCGTCGCCGTCCGCGGGATCGAGACTGAAGTTGACGCCCACCGACAGGCCATCGGCGAGCCCGCCGGCGGCGTCCATGAGCAGCTGGTCACGGTGGTGGGCGGTCGGCGACCCGGGTGGGCCCTCGAGGATCTTGAGCGTGACGACCGGGCCCGCTTTGCTGTCCTGCACGCCCTGGTGCACACCGACGTAGGTGTGGTGGCCGTCCATGACCCGCACGCGGTTGAGCTGCGTGGCGTCGTACTCGAGCGCACCAGGCTTGAACCGGAACCCCACCCCGAACTTCTCGGCGCGGGCGCCGTACGGCAGGGCCAGACCGGTGATGGTGCGCTTCTCCGGGTCGACGGTCGGCGCCGGGCGGGAGCCGGCGAACTCACTGACCGAAAAACGCATGCCGGCATGCGTGTCGGCCGCGAACGAGCCCACCGGCAGCTGCAGCGGCCGCCGGGCGACCAGCGCCGGCGCCATGCTGGCCGGAATCGTCGCGGCCAGCACGGGCGCCGGCGCGGCCGCCGGTGGTTGCCCGGACAGGCCGGCCGCCTGACGCACTTCACCGATGCTCATCGCGCCCATCCCCACCATCCCCTGCCAGTACGCCACTTGGGCGGCCGGGTCCGGCCGCAACCACTCCGTCAGGTCGTGCCGGACGCGCTGGCCGCGCGGCGTGACGTCGCCCATCGACAGGCGGTCGGTCACGCCGAGCATGTACGGCGCCAACGTCATGTTGATCTTGTCGGACCGGCGGTCCGTCGCGTTGAAGTAGGTCCGGCTGGTGGTGTTCACCCCCACGTCCTCGGGGTCCAGCCCCATGTGCAACGCGAGCTCGAGCGACACCTCGCGCTTGAGCTCCACCAGCTGCAGATCTGCCGGCGACGGCGCGGCCACGTCGGTGCGGGTGACCTGCTTGGGTATCCAGGCCGGGCCACCGCGGCGCCGGCCCATCATGTACACCGCGAGGAAGTGCTCCACCTCGGAATCGGTGTACGGCTCGATGGTCGCGTTGTCGGTATCGGTGAACGTCTCGAGCGGCCGCGGGTTCTCGGCGTACATCGCGGCCAGCGCGTCGAGCAGCAGCGCCCGGCGCACGGTCCGGGCGCCGGCGGTGAGCAGCGGCCGCCCCGGGGAGTCGAAGCGGATCATCAGGCTCGCCGGGACCGGCTTGCCGTCGACGTAGACCACGCTGCCGCGCGGGTCGTACCCGCTGGGCAGCGGAGCGAGCGAGCGGCCATCGGCGTCCGCCGGTGGATTCAGGCTCACCGAACGCGGGTCGACGCGCCGCGCCGTCCGCGGGAACCCCCGGTCGGTCAGGGACGTCTTTTGCCACCAGGCGATGCCGTCGAAAAGCAGATCCTCGAAGGTCTGGGCCATCACCACGACGGTCGGAACGTCCGGGTCGGGCTGCTCGAGGAACGCGTTGCTGAGCACGTCGAGCCCGCGGTACGTCAGCAGCGGCAGCGTCGCCGGCGAGCACACCAGGTCGCGGCCGCGCTCAACGACGCCGAGGAGCAAGGCCTCCTCGCGGGAGACCGGCCCGCCGTCGAGCCACGACGTGCCGAACACCCCACGCAGCAGCGCGTCGATCGGGCCCGAGGTCTCGAACGTCCAGCCGCCCACGTCGGCCGGGGGGCTGGCCAGCCCCAACCGGCTCTTGACCTGCGCGACCAGGCCGCGAATCCATCCCATGATCGGGATGGTACGGGCCCGAAACGACAATCGTTATCAGCTGGTCGTGCGCGTTTGTGCTCGCGCCGGCGCCGGCGTCGAGCACAAACGATCAGACCGTGTGGAATCCCGCGCGGCGGGTCGGCACCGGGATGGTCCGGGCGAGGTGGACGGCGCCGGCGGCCGCGTACGCGCCGGTGACGTGGCCGGCGCCCGGACGGCGGTCGAAGACCCACGTCGCCGGGCCCGTCGCGCGCTTCTCCGCGTTGCCGAGGTGCGCATCGAGCAGCGCTTGCCCGGAGTGCACGGTCTGCAGCTCACCAACCAGCGCGGCGAACCCCATGCACACCGCGGCCGCCTCCGTCTTGATCTCCGCGACCCGAACGCCGGGCGGCGGCCACCCGACCCGGCCGCCTTTCGGCGCGGTGAGCTCAGCGGTCAGCGCGGCCGCGCCCGACGCCGGGAACCACCCGAACGTGTACGGCTTCACCGCGGCCAGCCACCCGGGAAGCTCGCGGCGCACGTCGGCCAGCGACGACCATGAGCGCACGGACTCGATCCGGACCCGGGCGTCGGGCATCACCGCGGCCACGGCCAGCGTTGCGTGCAGCCCGTCCGGCGAGACGTCGAGGCACGCGGCCAGCCGGCCGCGGTGCGCGGCCAGCGTGGACACCTCCACCGACCGGCCCCACGCTGCCAGGTCGACGGCGGTGTTCATCGAGCGGACGCGGATGCACATCACCTCCGTCTTGAACTTGGCCAGCGCCTCACCGCCGATGCGGACGGCGATGCGCGCCGCGCCGAGCAGCGCGTCAGCGTCGTTGCGCCGGCCCAACTGCGGATTGGCCACGGCGAGGTGCTGCAGGTTCAGCGGGTCCATGTCCTCGGTGCACGACCACGAGAACATGCCGGCGCGGTGGTCGCCGGGCGCCTGCTCGAGCAGGCCGGGCGCGCGGTCCGGGCCCACCTCGGCCGCCCACGCGATGAACGACTCGGCCGCGTCGTGCAGGTCGTTGAGCACCACCGACCGATCGGTGCCCGCGTTCGTGATGGCCCACGCTTGGAAGTCGCGGACCGCTTGGCCCGCGTAGACCGCGGCCGCCCATGCGCTGTAGTCGTGGTGCTGGCGCAGCTCGTCGAGGATGAGCCGGTGCACGGTCAGCGACCGGCCACCCTCCTCATTCGACGGGGCGATCTTGTAGCGGGCGCTCGCGGTGGTCCACGACACGTGCTCGCCGTTCGTCTCCCGCGTCCACCGGCGGCCGCGGTACCGGGTCAGCGCCGGCGCTGACTCGGCGAGCTTCACCGCCTTGTGCCACGACTCCTTGGCGTAGTCGAGCTTGGTGGACGTGCCGAGGATCAGCGCCACCTCACAGACGAACTGCCACCACAGGGTGAGGATGACCAGCAGCTCAGTCTTGCCGTTCTGCCGGGCCACCTCGAGCAGCAGCGTCCGGAACCGGGGCCGGCCGTCCGGCAACACCTCGAGCCCGTGGATCAGCGCCCACCGCTGCCACGGGTCCGGCGGGTGGTGCAGCACCTCGGACGCCCACTCCGCCACGGCGAAGCCAGCGGTGGTGTCATCGGTCAGCGCGCACGAGCATCCGCACGGACCGGGCGGGCCGACCACCAGCGGCGGGGTGTACAGCCGCGGGACGGTGGCGCCCTCAACCGCTGGCGCGGCCGCTGAATCGCTGACGGTGGCGCTCATGGGCGGCCGCGTCCTGAGCAGCACCAGCTGCAGAGCCGGTGGTGGCGATGTCGGCCGCCGGCACGGCGCCGCGGCCCGCGCGGGTCAGGCCGATGGACGTGAGCACCTGCAGATACTTCGGGCCGACGATGCGCACCACCTCGAGCCGGTCCTCGAGCGACAGCTGACGCAGCCCGGCGGCGATGTCGCGCGCCGTCTTGGTCGTTGCCGAGTCAAGTAGTTCAGCCAGCAGGCTCGCATACTCGACAGCGGCCAAGTCCTCGCGCGGGATCTTGGCCGTGCGAACCGATGCGCGTAGTTTCGACAGATTGGTCACGAATGCCCCCCGCTTGCGTGGGCCCTCGGGGGAGAGGGAGAGAACAG